CCCTATTCCAGCGCCCCCAGCCCGCGTGCTACCGTGCGCCGACGCTGCCGTTTGCCTGACCCCACCCCAGGCAGGTACGTCCCGGGCGGCCGTGTCGATGCCCTCACCGTCGACACAGGCCCCCACCTATTCGCACCACCATCCGCAAGGAGCGCCGCCGATGTCTGCCAGCCATTCCCTCGACGCCGAAATTGCCGGCGCCGGTCGCCCCGACCTCAGTACCCGCCAAGGCCGCGCCACCCACCGCACGCACGTCCTGTCGACGGTCGTGCGGCGCATGCAGGTCCTCGACCGCCTGACCCCGGCCGACGCCATGGGCTTGTTCCCCGCCATCCTCAAGCACCTGTATGCCCTGCACGCCATCGGCCTGCTGACCGACACCGAACTGCGGCTGGGCTTCGCCGACCTGCGCCGCACCTACGCCCGCGAGCAGCCGACGCTGGTGGATCTACTGCCTGAAAAGGACGCCTGACCATGGCCACCACCGAAACCCTCGACGAAGCCATCAACCGCCTGCACCTGCCGGACCTGACCGACGCCCAGGCCACCGCCGACTACCGCGCCGCCGTGCTGGTGGCGATCGTCCGCCAGTTGCAGGTCCTGCACCTGCGCCCGGCCGACGCCGCCCTGCACCTGCACACGCGGATCGTCAAACACCTGGAAGCGCTATGGGGCATTGGCCTGCTGACCGACGAACGCTTCCAGCTCGGCCTTGCCGACCTGACCCGCGCCTACGAGCGTGAACACCCCGGACTGCTGGAGAGCGCCCGCCATGGCTAACGTCACCCCCGGGCAACGCGCCGCGCTGGATGCGCTGATCCAGCACCTGTCCGACCCGCGCCCCGACCTCCACACCGACCGTGGCCGCCTCGACTACCGCGACCTGCTGCTGGCACAGAACGCCCGCGCCCTGTGTGACCTGCAGGAACTGAACCCGGACGCGGCGGTGTTCCTCTACCACCTGGCGTGCGAGCGCTTGCGTGAGTTGTTGACCATGCAGCTGCTCAGCGAGGCCCGCGCCAAAGACCTGATCGGCGAGCTGGTCACGCTCTACGGGGGGTACCGCCCCGAGCTGCTGCCGCGCATCCTGACCGAAGCCAAACACAATACGGAAGGGACTCTAGATGCCTGAAATGACCCTGACCCTCGATTCCCCGCAACTGGTCGCACTGTCCGCCTTTGGCGCACGCTTCCACGCTTACGCCGACCTCAAAGACCCGCTGTTGGCCATCACCGAAGCCGCCCGCCTCAAGGGCCGGTTGGAGGTGCTGGTGCAGCTGGAGCTGTACACCCCCGAGGAAGGCCTAAAGGCCCGGCAGATGATCGACTTGCTGCTGGCCTCGATCCTCGAAACCTACCTCGACGAGCGTTATGACACCGCCCCGGTGCGCGGCCTGCTGACGACCCAGCACGACCATGTGAAGGGCTTCTGACATGCCGGAATACACCCAACACGAACTGAACCAGCTGCACGCCATCGCTCGACAGCAGATCCGCTTTGTCACCATGGCCCAAGACGCCCAGGCGGCGAGCAACCGGCGTTTCAATGTCCTCGGGGTGTTCCAGGGCTTGGTGCTCTGCGGCGCGCTGACCGACGAGCAGGCCCACGCGCTGGTGGTCGAACTGCAACAGACCACCGTGGGCCGGATCGACGAACTGACCCAGCAGGTGCTGCACGACACCTTGGCGCCAGGCGGCGTGCATTGCACCGGCCACGTCGACTACGACCCGAGCAGCCGCAAGCCGGAGGGGAAGCCATGAGTGATATTTTCCCCGGGGCGCGGCTGTTCCAGATCAAGGCCACCCACGGCGTGCCGCTGGACATCACACTGGACCTCCTGTTCAGCCGCCACCTGCGCGTGGACTGGCAGGGCTTCGTCGACGAAGCGCGGCGCAACCACTGGTGGGACTTCCAGACCCTGGACGTGGTGCAGAACGCCTTGGCCGAGGTGCTGGACCACACGGACCAGCAGGCCATCCTGCTGCGGCTCAAGCGCTACATGCTGGAGAACCGACTGCCATGACCCCCCTTGAAGACATCATTAACCGCAACATCGCCGCCATCCTCGACGCCTTGCAGGCGCGGTTCGAAGCCCGGCCGCTCGACCCCGAGTTGCAGGCGTTGTTCGAACTTGCCGCGACCTCGGTGAGCCTGGTGTTCCCGGCCAACGCCGAGCAGGCCACCGAAGAACAGCGCGCCGGCTACGTGGCCAGCCTGAAAGCGCGGATGGACTCGCTGGGGCCGCTGTTCCGCTCCAGCCGCGACCCGGCCCGCGCCCTGCGCAGCCTGGTGATCTGCTGGCACTGCATTGACCGGCTGGAGCAGGCGCAGTACCTCGACCGCGAGCAAGGTAACGCCATGAAGGGCGAGGTGCTGGCGCATTACGCGGTGTACGCGCCGATTGAGCCGCCGCAATGACCGCCGAGCCCGACCGTGGCCCGGTCTACACCGCGCTGCTGGAACACCTCGACCACCTGCTCGACCACCTGCTGCCGCTGGCCAGCGACGACGGCGCGTTTCAGATCCTCACCGCCGGCCGCGCTACGGTGCGCAGCCTGTACGGCCAGGGGTTGCTCGACGACGCCGAGGCCGAGGCCCTGATGGATCGCGTGCATGGTGCCTATCGAAACCACAACCCCGGAGGCACCCCGCAATGACCCACAAAGAACTCCAACAACAGACCCTGGGCAACCTGCGCCGCGGCCTGTTGTTCCTCCACAACAGCAGCGAGGAAGCCGCCATGCTGGTGATCGGCATGCACATCACCGCGCTGGGCGTGCTGCGCCGCCACAAGTACCTGACCGTCGATGAACTGATGGAGGAAATGCGCACGCTCTACGTGGCCGTCGAAGAGACGCACCCGGGTAAGTGGGAAGCGTTCGGCGGGCCGCGCCTGCCCGACACCTTGAAGGCCTGACCTACACTAAAAGGGGTCAGCCACCAAAAAGTGAAGACCCCCGATGAACGCACCCGCCGCCGCTGTTGCTGCCCCGATCCCCTCCCTGTACCACCGCCCCGAAATGATCGCCATGCCGGCCACCCTACCGGAGTGCGAGACCCTGCGCGTCGAGCTGGATTCGACGATCATCGAGCTGAGCAACAAGCTCGACCTGGTGCGCCGTCGCAGCAAGACCGAGGGCACGTTCGCCGATTCCGAGTGGTACAGCCGGGCGACCGCCAAGCTGCGTTATCTGCGCCGCGACCAGCAGCGCCTGATGCGCCACGTCGCCGAGCTGCACAAGGCCGAACGGATGGACGCCAACAGCGTCGACCTGGTGCTGCTGCGCGAGCTGCGCAAGACGTTGGGGGAGGAAGCCTATCAGGCCCGCTGTGCGCAGGCCTTGGCGGTGCTGCTGGGGCCGGTCACTCAGGATCAGACGGCTTAGGGTCGCCGAGGGCCAACCTGCCTTGGTTGGCCTTCAACTGCTCCAGTTCCAGCTGCTTGGCCGCCTTGGTCCCGGCGCGCACGTAGTCATGAACGATGCGGATGCGGTCGCCCTTGTAGAACAGGTTCGGGTTGACCCAGTACAGGCTGTCCATCCCTTCGACCGGGGCGATGAAGCCTTTCACACACAACTCGTTGGTGCCGTTGTTGAAGCTCGCCCGCGACTTATCGAAGCCGTAGTACAGGCGCACCATTTCGTGGTTGAAATACAGTTGGTCCGGCTGATTTTTCTGCTCAAGGTAGACGTTCATAATCGCCTTGAACACGTCCTTCGCCGGTTTGGTCAGCTCAAACACTTCCATGATCCCGGCGCCGAAGAATTTCACGAATTCCTCTTTGTCGACGATCTTTTGCACCCCCACTACGGCAATATCACTGGTCACCTCGCCGGTGGATCGGTTGATCAGGTCGTGTTGCGAGGTGGCGAAGCCAGTAACCTTGCGACCCTTCTTGATCGTATGCACCAGTTCACCGGCCCACGGGTTAACCCGGGTGGGGGTGATTTCTGCACGGGTCGTGTAATACCCTTTTTTCTCATCGGCCACTTAGCTGTAAACCCCTGTTTTTACGCTGCTTCTGGCAGCCGTTCTACCGGTCTGGTGTGAATACTAGTCACTTTTCTACTAACAGGGTAGAAAAGACCTATCTTTTTCTGTCTAAGTCCGCAGACTTTCTAACAAAACGCCAGAAAACGCCGGGGCATTTCTACCTCGACGGTAGAAAACACCCCTAGTTTTCTACGATTTCACGCAGAAATTCTAACGAACCGTCTTGAATCCCGTTAGAATTTCTACCAGACCAGTAGAAAAAGACTGTGTATTTCTACCGAAACAGTCTCAAATTCTACCGACTCAGTGTGAAATTCTACCAACTGCCCTTGAAAACAAAGGCCTCCAGAGCAGGCTTTCTTAATCTTAGATATAGGGGTGTTTCAGACGCCCTCAAAAGCCTGACGCCTCGCTTCGCTCGTTGTCGGGTCAATCAAGCCCCGGGGCGGTGAAGCTGCCCCGGATCTTGCTCGACCTCCCTGCACAGCTCAGCCACTTTCAGCGCTCCAGCGGCCAGCCCGCCGATGTTCAGGCACAGCACCTGGCACAAGCGGGCGACCAGCATGAACGAAGGCGCTGCCTGCCCGTGCTCGATCTCCCACAGGTAGGATTTCGAGGTGCCTGCCTGCTTGGCCACTTCGTCCAACGTCAGGCGCATGGCCTTGCGCTGGACGAACATGAACTGGCCCAGGTATTCCGTTTCCGGTGTTGCTTTGGTCCCGCTCACCGTTCGAAGGGTACTTTGATTTCCAGGCCCTCCGTGGAGCCGACGATCGCACTGATCAGCACAGCGTGCAGACCGCGCAGGTTGATTTCGGTGTCCATCGCCAAGCGTTCGCCGGGCTTTTCCAGCACCCGTTTCAACGCCAGGGCGTAGAAAAAGGCGTTGTCACCGCGAATGAACACCCCGGGCCAGTCGTTACCAAATTGCAGCGCGCCGGATTCCACGCGGTCTTCTTGTTCGGGGAGTAGCTGAATTGTCATGGGTCATTCCCTTGGTTGCTTGGTTGTTCATCAGCCTCGCGCACGGCCTTGATCAGGTCGCGGCGAGTGTTCTTGCGTGCGTGGCGACAGCTCGGGGTGTAGGAGGCCCATACCGCCCGCGTCCCCGGACGGCGAAAGGCCAACTGTGTGCTGCCGGTGACTTCGCAGGTGAAACCCAGCTCCTTGGCGAAATCAATCAGCTTGCGCAAATCCGAACCGCCGCGCTGCGGCGCGCTCATCACGCACCTTTTTGCGCTTTGGCTTTCTTCTTCGGGGTCGTCGTGGCGGCCTGCTCAGCCAGCGCATCCCGCAACGCCAGCACATCCTCCACGGCGGCCTCCGGCCCGGAACGCAAGCTGCGCGTCATGTTGCTCACGGCTGCGTAGCCCTGCGAAACCCCGGCCCCGGTGGCGGCGAAGGTCTGCGCGTGGGCACCGCTCATGCCGTAGAACTTGGCGGTGGCGAAGGCATCCTGGTTGGCCGCGAGGAACACGAACACCCAGCCCTTGGCCTCGGCCTCCGTGACCAGCTGGCGCACCATCGGCGCGGTGAATTCCTTGCTTTGGTTCTCACCGCCATCGGTGGTGATGCAGACGATGACTTTCTCGGCCCAGCCCTCGGCCTCGATCCGTGCCCCTTCCACCTGCAACGTGCGCCCGATCGCGTCCATCAGTGCCGTACCGCCTCGCGGTACGAAGGTCATGTGCGTCAGGGGCTGGGCCTCGGCCAACGGCGTGGCGGCGTACAGCAGATCGTATTGGTCATCGAACAGCGCGACGGTGATGCGGGCTTCGCCGTCGACGCTCTGCTGGTCCTTGAGGAAGGTGTTGTATCCGCCGATCGCGTCCGCCGCGATGGTGGCCATGGAACCGCTACGGTCGAGAACCGCGAGAATTTCAGTCTTCATGCTTCATTCCTTTGCTCGATGGTGGGGGTGTCGAAAACTTCGAACAGGTGCCACACGAAGGCGCCGGTCTGGAAAGTGGCCAGGTACTCGCCGGGGTCGTCCGGCATCGGGTTGCCGGTGCCGTGGATCGCCAGCCGCCGTGGTTCCAGCGGCGCGTTGGCATCGCACAGGCACCAGATGTGCGGCTCGCCACCCTGCAGCTGTACGTCCAGCCACAGGGCGCCGATCGGCAGGTTCAGGGTTTGTTCGTTGAGCATTGCCAAAGGCCATTTCCAGATGCGCGTTGCCATGTCTTATTCCTTCGCATGGTTGGGGGTGAATCAGGGGAAAATGCGCTGGTACTGCTTGGTGGGAATGTAGAGTTTCCTGACGTGGCACAGCCGCGCCTGGCCCGGGTACAGCTCCTGAAACAGGGCGAAATCGCGGGTGGCGGTGGCCGATGTCACGCCGAAATACTCGATCAAGTGTTTGCGGGTGATGCCGCCCCAGTGGAACAGGATGAAGTCGATGAAGCGCATCCGTTGCTCCATGGCGTAGGTCAACTTCGGCCGCCCGCACGGGGTCAGGCCCACCACAACCTGGTCTATCTCCACGAACAGTTCCTTCTATTTATAGTTGTCTTGTCGGTCAGGAATACTGGGGTTTGAAGGTCGCGGAACGCACCCAGCGCTTGCTCTTGAAGTCGTAGTCGGCGTTCCCCGGGTTGGCCTCCCGGTATAGCGTTAGGTCGTTCGACGCACAGGGAATGCTGATCCCGAAAAAGTCGCACAGCTCGGGGCGGCCGACGTGGCCGTAGTGCTCCAGCAGGAAATCAATCAGACGCAGGCGCTGCTCGATCGCGTAGTTCGGACTCATGGCGTCCCACCTCCAGCCTCCATTGCCTCACGCGCCGCCAAGACGGCATCGCCCAGGCGCCGAAGCACCAGACGCGATTCTTTGTTGTGAGGCTTCCAGTGCAGCGCGATGTCATCGAACACGGCCATCAGCAGCATGGAGAGCCCATCGCGTTGACCACGCACCAGGGCGATGTCGCTGATCGCGGCGGCCAGATCCAGGCGAAGCACTTCGGTGCGCCGATACAGCGATTCCAGCGGCTCTTGCATCATGCCGCCCTTGGGGATCGGCGCTGACAACGCTTCCTCCCAGCGCGTGGCCACGCCTATGCGACCGTCATCCTGCCCGGCCCAATACTGCGCGTTCGATTCGTCGTGCCGGCAGACCTCCAGCTCCAGCGTCAGCCGCTCGATCTGGTCCTGTAGGGCCTGCATTTCGCTGGCCCAGGTGTCAGGCGGCTGGCTCAATTCTTCTGTTCCCGCTGGTGCTGGTTCCACATGTCCTGGGCGCGGCAGTGCGGGCAAATCTTGTCCCACTGGGTCACCGAGGTCAGGTGCGACGTGATTTGCTCGGCCATTTCGCCGGACACCGTGGTGTCCCAGGCGGTGAAGCTGTCGCGCCAGGCCTGCAACTGCTCGACCGGTACCGGCACGCGATCATTGGGGTTGTAGATCGCCGGGGTGAGGACGGCCCGCGGCGCTTCGCGCTCCCAGGTCATCGGGTCGGTCTGACCGGTCCAGATATTGGAGAAAATTTCGTGGGTGGTGAGCGTCTTGGGGAACGCTTTGTGATGCCAGCCATGGACCATGAACGGGCAATCGCCCTCGCCCCGGATAAAGCAATACACATGGGTGAACTCGGGGTCGCGAGTGTCAAAGCGCAGTTCGTCGTAGTAGGTCGTGCATTTGCCCATGGTCAGGACTCCTTGGCGTTGGGTTCGGGGGTACGGCGGGACAGCGGGCCGACCAGGTGGCTTGGTGGGACGGGGCACATTTGGCCGAGCGGGCGCCACATATGCAGGCAGTGCGGATGAAAATTTACATAAAGGCGCTCTGGCGGGTGGTACTGCATCACCCAATCATCTGGCCCCCAGAACAGGTCTTTGATCGTACACATCACATCCCAGGACGGGGTTTTGCTCTGGAAACTGACGCTGACGTGCTCCCAGCCCTCTTGATCGGAGGCAATCACCCGCGCCTGCAGCACGGCTTGGGTGGCGGGGTCACGCAGCGGAATCATGAACGCGCCGTTGTTGCCGTGGGTGGCCTTGGCACTGGCCAGCATGCCGGCGGTGACGCGGAATCGCTCGGGGACTTTGAAAGCCATGGGGCATCCTTGTTTTTATTGTTTGTTGATCAGCTGCAACATCGCCTCGACCTGTTGCTGGTGCGCGGCCTCGGCCGCTTCGGCGGCCCGGTGCAGGCAATAGCTCAGGCCATCCACCCGGTGGTGCCAGAACTCGGTGATCAACTGGTCATTGATTTGCAGGCGGTAGTGGTGCCCCTTCTTCGGGTGCCGCTTGCCGGTGTTGATGATCGCGATCATGGATGCACGACCTTGGCCGTCGCCATGATCTGACGCTCACGGCGACGGGCCAGCCAACGAGTGGGCGACGGTAGCATGTCGCGGATTCTCGGTTGGACGTAGGGCTGGTTGCGCTGCTCGACCAGAAACTGGTGCAGCCGCGTCATCGACTCCACCGCCTTGGAATACGGCGTGGCCAACGCCAGCCGTGCGTCCTCGGGCAGATCATCGAAGTCCGCCTGCAACTGGATCAGGTCTTTGGCCACCGAGCGTTCTTCGTCGATCCGCCGTTGCAGGATGTCGGCCCAGCCTGCCAAACAGCCAAGCTTCCAGGACAGCCACATGCCGAGGATTATCCCGAGAATCGGCATGTCCACGACCATCGACCACACTTGGATGAACACCTGGATCGCGACCACCGCGAGGAACAGGTTAGATTTGAAAAACGCCCGAAGTGTTTTCAATTGGTAGTCCCTTACTCTGGCTTTATCGACTGATACGCTTCGACCCCGAGACGTTCAGCCAACCGGCGAACTAACTTCTGCGCCGGGGTCTGAAACTTCAAACTGGACTCTTGGCGGTAGCGCCCGTCGTGCCAGGTGACGTACTCGAAAAGCTCAAGCGCTTCGCGCAGCAGATCGGTGTCGTCATGCTGGAACTCGACCCACTCGCCGATGCGTTTCATGCGGACTTCGAAGTCATCCGGCAACCGGCTGTGCAACTGGCCGGTGTGGATGTTGCGGTAGATTTTGGTGTCGTGGCCACGGTCGGTACCGGCACCGATGCAGTCGCCCAGTAGTTCGTAGGTGTCGTCTTTGTCGAGGTACTGGTACAGCTGTTTCGGGGTGTTAGGCATTGGTGATTCCCTTCGGTTGGGGGAACAATCCGCGCAGTTCAGGCTGGTTCATGAACTCGCGAACCTCGGCCAACGTGCTTTCGCTGTCGAACTTTGAGAATAGACGCTGAGCCCGAATATCACCGTCAGCGGTGTCGTCGAAGTCCAGCCGGATCACGCTCGACACCGCTCCGGGCATGGCGAAACGCAGCTGCACGCAGTGACCATCCAGCGTCACTAGCACCTGCCCGGTGTCCTCGGCCCAATAGAGTTTGGCGAATTCTTGCACGGTGAAAACTCCCTGTTGTGTGGCTGTCCGTTCAGTCGTCGACGGCTTCCGTCACCGCGACTTTTTCCGCCTGTATGCGGTTGTAGATTTCTTCGCGATGCACTTCGACGCCCTTGGGTGCGGCAATGCCAATGCGCACTTGCAGGCCGCTGACACCGAGCACGGTGATGCGGATGTCGTCGCCAACCATGATGGTTTCGTGAACGCGGCGGGTCAGTATCAACATTGTCCTTCTCCTTGTTGTTTTGGTGGGCATTCCTGGTACTAGGCGCAGCACGTTACATATCTCGTACAAATCTGAACAGATGCTGAACGTAATATTAATTAAATCGTTCAAACCCCTGCTCGTTCCCCAAGGTGGGGGTTACAGCACCCGCAAAGGACGGCCAGAAGCTGGCCCCTTTTTTGCTCCCACTGGCGTGCGAGCCCCTGCGTCCGGCCCTTGAAAAAAGGCCTTCCACATGACTCCACGCAGTGGGGATTTTCAGGTCAAAACCTGCTCCCACTCCCAGCTGGCGTTCCGCACCTTCGGGGTTTAGCGTTACAAGCGCCCCCGGCCCGTCTCGGCGTGCGGCAAGTGTGGGATTTGGGACAGTCGACGGCGCCTGTGTCTGGGTAATACGCCGCCCTGCCATTGCCTTCTCGACCCATTTCGGGGTTCGCACACTTGGCTATACCGACCCCCCTAAGACGATGATCCTTGTGGGGGGTTCTACGCACTGCGGCCCAATAGGCGAACGAACGCCCCATCTTGATCCAGACGCGCAATGGAAGGGTTACGGGGTTGAGGCGGGCATGGTTGAACACACGAACAATATTCGCGTATACTTTTTAGACCCGGTCTCGTATCCCGCCGACGAAAGCAGAATTCCCCGAGACCTTGACTGGAGGTGCTTGTAACACCCGCCAGTCCGATGAGCCCTCGCCTAACAGCGGGGGCTTTTTCGTTTATGGTCAATAGGATACGGAGCATTAGGGGGTAAAGACAACCAAGCCTCCATCTTTACCCCCCTTGACATTCACAAAAGTGCCATCAAAAGGCCCGTCTTGTCGGACAATTTCTGGCGCCAAAGCCTTGTCAGAAAAGGTTCCCAGCACAAGCGAAAAAATAGTTAAAAAACTTTCGCGAGGGGGTCAAAACACCCGGTTTTGAGGCCTCTGTTGCCTCGATTTTGAAGCAACGCAAAATTTTTTCGCGATCCTGACCTAGTCTTAAACCCAAGGCCGCGAGTGTTTCACCCATCCGAAGACGGCCGAGCTGATTTTCTGCATAGGTCTCCCCATGAGCGAAATCACACCTGAAGCGCTGGTGCTTTGCCGGCTGGACGAAGTACGCCACACGTTGGTGATTGCTGGTGTCTACACCCACCCCGAAGAAGCCGAAGCCCACCAGGCCCAGCTGCCTGAGAGTTGCAGCCCGGTGATCATCCCGATGAGCATGGCCGACGCCCTGACCGCCCTGCGCGAGGAAGGCAAAGGCGAGTTCGAACACATCTTTGAACAACGCCTGTCGCGCCTGGCCGAGCGTGTCAGCCAGCTGACCGCCGTGGTCGCCGCGAAGAAGGTGGCGTGATGGCGTTGATCACCCGCACACCGGAAATCGACAAGATCATCAATGAGCTGATCGGCATCGAGGGGGACGGAAATGGGCGCATCGACCCTAATGACGCCGGGGGTGCGACTCGCTTTGGGATCACCGAAGCGGTCGCCCGTGCCCACGGCTACAAGGGCGCCATGAAGGATCTGCCGCGGGACACCGCCGAGGTGATCTACCTGCGCAACTACTTCGTCGCGCCGCACTTCGACCAGGTGCTGCTGCGCAGTCGCGCATTGGCCGCCGAGCTGTTTGAAATCGAGGTTAACCTGCCACCAGGTCAGGCCGCGACCTTCCTGCAGCGTGCGCTCAACGCACTGAACGACCCGGACGGCGACGGTAAGGTAAACTACCCGCAACTGGAGCCGGACGGCGACCTGGGGCCGCAGAGTTTCATCGCCCTGGACGCCTTTCTGGCGCTGCGCAAGTCACAGGGCGAACACTGCCTGCTGGCCCTGATCAACAGCCAGCAAGCGGTGTATTACCTCGGCCGCACCGAGGCGAGACCGAAAAACAAGAAGTACGTGTTTGGCTGGACGATGAACCGCATCCAGCTCGCGTAACCACCTGAAAAGGATGATCCACATGGATTTGCACGACAAAGAAGAAATGCTACGCCGCGTGCGTGAGAGCGCAGCGCAGAACCCCGAAATTCTGCGCCGCATGGGCCTGATGCGTGGGATGCTCGACAGCGCCAAGACAATCGCGGACATCGTGGCCGCCTACAAGATGGGGTGCATCCCACCCAACGCTTCGGCGGACCAGATCCGTGAAACCGAGCAGGCGCAGTTCGCGATCTGTCAGACGCTGATGAAAATGATGCTGGAAAAGTTCCGCGAAGGCGGCGATGCGCCGCAACAGTGGGTCGACGCGATCATGGACGAAATCGACCAGTACGCATCGCAGCGCATTGCCCTGATGTCAGCCAGCCGTGAAGGGCAGACCGGGCACTGATCCGCATAACATGAATTGTGAGTTGTGAATTGTGAATAAGCAAAAAGCGCCCCGGGTGGGCGCATTGCTGACCGAAGAACAGGTGCTCGATCAGGGCTTCCAGTTCGCCCGACAGCTGCCGGATGGCAGCTGGTTGGCGGTGGCAAAGATGATCTACAACGGGCGCCTGTACGTCGATGTCAGGCACTGTTCTTTCGAGGCGTGCTACTGCTACAAAACGGTGGCCGAGGCCGTCGCGGCCATGCAGGCGTTTGACCCGGAAGTCGATGAAGAACCGCAAGGGTGGTTCAAAGACCCGAACACCAACCGCATCCGGCCTGACGGCGACAAGTCGCGGGAAACCATCGGTTACGAAACCTACGACTGACGCGGCTCCAGCCCCTCACGCGCCTTGGCCAACAACTGGGCGCGGCGGCGCTTGTTGCGCCAAGCCAGAAACTTCGCTGTCAGGCGCATCAGCACCACGCCCAAGGGTGTCAGCACCATGTAAACCAGCAGCAAGGCAGTGGCGAGCACGGCGATCACCGCCTTGAGCACGCCCATCACGACCTCCAACACCCCATGCAGCAACCGCCACAACTGCCCGCCGCCGGTGCCTAACTCGATCGGCTCATCCTCATCCTTCACCCGGAAGGTTTCGGGCTTGACCAACAGCGCCCATACCGCCCACACCATGGTGCGCCAGGCTTTGAAAATCCCACAGTTGGGTCCCGTCAGTTTCAGTGCCACGTAGTCGTTGAGTCTCATTCGAACATTGCTCCCCTGATCAGTTCGTGGCATTGCGTTTGGGTGTACAGCCGCTTTGAACCGAGGGGCACCCAGACCCCGTCAATTCGTACCCGGTAGTACCGGCCCCGCTGGTTCAAGATGACGGGTTCGCCGTCGCTGTTATCAAATTCCTCGGTCGGAAACTGCAACGCCGAGAACAGTTCAAACTTGGTGGCGCTGCCGTTACGCCGAACCCGAACAACCGTGTCGGGTCTCCGTACTTCTCCCATTTCAGCCCTCCTGGACCGAGTAAAACTGAACCCCACCTATACTGGGAAATACCTTGCCGCGTATTTGCGGCAAGTCAAGCCGGGTGCAGGATACAGCCAGAGGCCTGATTACAGGCCCGCCGTCCATAAGGACACTGTAGCACCCGGGTTTTGCTACCTTGGGGGCACCATCTTGTCTCAATCCAGTGTGATTTCTCGCACGGGGCGCGGCTCCGGCATGTCTGCCGAAGAAGAAGCGTTCCAGAAGCTCGCCGCCAGCCTGATCAAACTGCCCTTCAACCCCGCCGTATTGTGTGGCTGGCGGGCGTTTGCGGAATGGTTGGAAATCCTCTCCGGGCTGAGCCTGGTCACGGACGGCCTAGCCGCCGATGGCCGCGGCCCCGCCGAGTTCATCAAACAGGCCACCGCCTGCGGCTGGGTGCGTTTCGAACTGACCCGCGAAACCATCATGGTCCGCTCAAAGATCGCCTACACCGTCGAGCCGCAACCGGTGCTGCTGATGCAGTCGACTGGGCTGGACCCGGACGAAGTGCGGATCTACGACAGCAAAATTCTACGGCGGGGCTGACATGAGCGAACTGTCTGATTTCGACGCGCCGGCCGTGCTCAAAGCGCCGCCGGAACCGCCAAAGGCTGAAGGTTTGCAGCCAATGCCGGACGCCCTGGACGGCCCGATTGTGGGCATCAGTCCGCGTTCCGCGATGTTTGCCGAGACCGACATGGGGCGCACCGCCACCGGCCTGAGCGTGTTCATCCACGACTTCCTGCCGCGCCTGAACAAAGACCAGCTGCACAAGCTGGTGTCCGCCCTGCCCGCTGGCACCCTGGAAGTGACCGGCCAAGGCTACGGCGCCGACTTCTCGCTGGCCGATGAAATGGGCTTGCAGATCGTCGCGGTGCAGAACCTGCGGCAGCACGTTTTCCCCAACGGCCACCTGCGCGAAGGCTGCAACGTGCGCGAGGCAAAGGAAGTGCTGACCACCTGCAACATCATGATCAAGACCCTGATGGACAACCACGCCCGGATCATGTCGATGGAGCGCATGCGCGCCGTCGAAGCGGCGACCGTGGACATCCTGGTCGAGCTGAAAGATGAGCTGAAAGAGCAGTTCCTGGAACGCCTGCGCGTTCGGCTGGAGGGGCTGCAATGAGCAGTGGCTTGCGCCCGGAGCTGGAAGTTTATCTGGAGCGCCTGCGCATGCAGGCTTATGACGCCCGGGACTTCAGCGGCATTCCCAAGTGGCTGACCAACCACACCACCGACCCGAAAGACCCGAGCCGGCCGTGGACCTTCCACGAACACGAATACCAGCCGGAGATTCTGGCCGACACCACCGAAGACGTGTCGATGCAGAAGTGCAGTCAGGTCGGCGCCTCGGAAATCTGGATTCGCATGATGTTGGCGATGATGGCGATCGCCAAGAAAATCACGATTATCTACATTATGCCGACCTCGGCGCTGGCCAAGCGCTTTGCCCAGGGGCGAATCAACCCGGTGTTGACCGACTCCCGGACCCTGACCGCGCTGGTCGACAAGGACCTCAACAACAACGAGCAGAAGCGCATCGGCCGCTCGCTGCTGTACATCAGCGGCACCTTCGGCAGCGTCTCGGCGATTTCGGTACCGGCCCAGGCGCTGTTCCGTGACGAAGTGGATTTCTGTAACCAGCGGGTGCTGACCACCTTCGACTCCCGCCTTGGCCACAGCAAGGAAGGCGAAGGCCTCAAGCGCAGTTTCTCCACCCCCACGGTGTTCCGCTACGGCATCAACCTGATGTTCGAAAAGGGCAGTCAGGCGCACTACGCCACCAAGTGCCCGCACTGCCACCAGTACATGACCCTCGACTATTTCCGCGACGTGGTCATCCCCGGTTACGACGGCTCGCTGCGGGACTTCGAACGCTCCGACCTGCTGAACCCGGCGATCAACATTCAAGATGCCTACTTCCTCTGCTCGCTGTGCCGGCACAGCCTCAAGCACCGCGACTTCATCGACCCGTCCCGCCGCCGCTGGATTCACACCTTCCCCGACCGCACCGACAAACACAGCTACCAGGTGATCCCGATCGACGTGCCGGCGATCAACCCGCTGGCGCGCACGCTGGCCTTGCTCGGCGAGTACGAGAACAAAAAGGACTGGGTGAACTTCAAGCTCGGGCTGCCGTTTGAGGATGCTCAGTCGTCGTTTCTTGACGAAGAAATGGTCAACTTCGCCACCACCCTGCACATTCCGCGTCCCGAAGACGCCGAGTTCACGGGCCTGCGCGTGACCTCCGGCACCTACATGGGCCTCGACGTGGGCAAGACCTGCTGGCTGACCATCACCATCCCCAATGATCGCGGCGGCGAAGACATTCTGTATCAGGAACGTATCCGCCAGGACGGTGACAACTACGTCGGCAAGCGCACCATGTTGTTGTTCAAGCTGTTCGGCTGTGTGTGTGGGGTGGTCGACTCCGGCCCCGACTCGACGCTGGCCCAGCACTTGGTCAAGGAAGGTGGCGGCCTGATCTACGCCTGCCGCTACCACACCGGCCCAGCGAAAACCCTCAAGACCCTCGACGTACTGATTGCCCGCGACGAAGTCGAAGGCCTGGTGACGGTCAACCGCACCGCGCTGTACGACAACCTGGTGCGCCGGGTGAACAAGGGCGGCACGCGCCTGACGAAGAACAGTTCGGAGTACGAGCTGGCCCGCGCCCACCTGCGGGCGTTCAAGCGGATCGAGACCCACGACCAGGAAAGCGGGGAAACGATTGTGCAGTGGGTGGCCACCGCCGACGACCACTACACCCACTCGCTGGGCTACGCCGACGTGGCCCGGCGGATCATCGCCGTACCGCCGAAAGAGCTGGTGGTGCCCTACATCCCGACCCTCGGGCTGGTGCGTTTGAAGTCCGAAGAAGACCTCAAGAGCGAATCCAACCTCTGGCTGCCCCCCGGTTTTAAACGCTAAACCCCTGAGTATTGCGGGTTTTTTGGTCTTCGCAACCACCGTTTTGGAAACCACGTCTACGCTTTACGAATAAGAGCGGGTTTCACCATAACCGCCGGGCCTTTGGGGGGCCAACACAAGTGCCTGCACCGACCTCGCAACCTATTGTTTTGCCGCGCTCGCTCGTGAACAAAGCCGTGACTGAAACGGTTTTTGATCGCGCCGGGGCGGACCAGGTTGTGCCCCGGGATAACCGCCAAACGGTCAACGAAGCGATCAGTGCCAGCCGCGCACGGAACAACCTGATCGGCTCGATCCGCGACCTGTATTCCCGCGAAGGGACCTTCTCGTCAGCGGCATTCAGTTTTGTCGAAGTTGCTCTTTCCGGTTACAGCGCCAAGGCCTACAACACCCAAACCGGCCAATTCGATCTGGCCGGTAGCCTGATGGCTCGGCAGATCATCGCCGGCTTCGACACCCTTTTTGACTACAGCCAGGGCTACGGCGACAAGACTTCGTTTGAGAGTCTGCTGGAGCAGTCCCTGCTGGAAGTGGTGCTGACCAGCGCCCTGTGCCAGGAACTGGTGCTGGATAAGGCGCGCTTCCCTACCAAGATCAACACCATTCCATTCGAAACGATTGATTGGAAGAACGTCGGCAGCGGCCCGAAAGCCAAGAAGGTACCGCAGCAGAACCGCAGTCAGGGCGACCCGGTGCTGCTCGATGTGCCCACGGTGTTCATCAGCGAATTGCACCGTCAGGCGAACCGCGCTTACTCCGACTCGATGCTCTCGGCCGGGGTGAACAACACCTACACCTACGGCGAATTTCTGGAAGAAATGCGCCGTGCCGTGCGCCGCCAAGGTCACGGCCGTCTGGTGCTCAAGATCAACATCGAACAGGTGATGGCCGCGCTGCCCCCTGAAATCAAGGCGGACAAGACCAAGTTGCAGAACGCGCTCGATGCGGTGAAAACCAAGATCGAGGAAAACTTGAAGGGCATCAACCCGGAAGACGCGCTGGTCATTTACGACACCGTGACCCCGGACATGCTCAAGGCGCAGGGCGAGAAAAGCGACTACGTGCCGCTGATCGAAACGCTCTCTGGCCTGCTGGCCACCTCGCTCAAATCCAACCCGTCGATGCTCGGCCTGCGCATGCAGGGCTCGCAATCGTTGAGCAACACCGAAAGCCTGGTGTTCCTCAAGATCGCCAACGCCGCCCGCCGCCCGGTCGAAACCAACCTGTCGCGCATCCTCACGCTGGCCGCCCGCCTGTACGGCGCCGACGTGTACATCAAGTTCCGCTTCGACCCGATCAACCTGCGCCCGGATCTGGAGCTGGAAGCGTTCAAGACCATGCGCCAGGCGCGGACCCTTGAACTGTTGTCCGAAGGCTTTTTGACCGACGACGAAGCAGCTTGGGACCTCGGCACCGGCCCTCGCGCCCCGGGCGCCCCGCCGCTCGCTGGCACCGGCTTCCGCCGTGGCAGCAAGGGCATCGACGCCAACGCCGCGAGCCCGAACGAAGACCCGCAGGGCCGCGCCCTGCAATCGAATGAACCGAAAAAAGCCGGGGGCGCCAGCCAATGACCGCCAAACGCAGCAAGACACCTCGCGGCCAAAGCCTGCAACTCGGCGACATCTGGTATGGCGACGACGACAGCATGCT